GGTGATCCCGCTATCCTGATCGCTGACCAGATAATGCTCCGTGATGCTAACCAGGCTCTTTCCGGGATCACCTTCAACCTTTGACCATTTGTAGACGGTCGGGTCAGTCAGATCCGGGTCCATGGTCTTGCGGTTTGCTGCGATCCCTACATAGGTCTTGCCGTCCGGGTCCAGGCTGATCCCGTTTCCGTTTTCATCATCTGCGTATACGATCCAAGTATAATAAACCCGGTTCTTGGCCATCTCTGCGAACTGGGACGCCAGTGCCTGCACCTTGTCGCTGATCCCGCTATTTTTTATCAGGTATTCGCCCAGGGTGGCTTTCTGTGAATCCTTTGCGATAGATACTTCCAGCTTCAAAATTCTAGCCGACAGATACAGTTCCCCGTTGTCATCCACCAGGTTGATTCTGTCCCCGATCTTGGCTGTCGGTGGCAGCTCTGCAATATCGACTTCGTAGTTGACTTCGGCATCACAGATCTTTTTCAGCTCCGTGACAGCATGGGCGCACAGTTCTTTCTGGCTAGTCGTATCGAATGAATACGTTTTCTCAATGTGTCCCTCACCTGTACCTGTTTCCGATAGATAACGGCTCCATTTCTTAACTGCTTTTCGGGATTTCAGGTACTTTCCGGAAACGTAGAAATCACCATCATCATACTTGTACCCGGACAGGGTGATCGGATCCTCCTGTCCTTCCGGCGTACCACCTGTAACATACAGTGCGGTAGCCAAATTGGCCACGGAACTTTTCATCACGATGTTGTTCAGATTCTTATTGATCCTGAATATCTCACCGGTATCTTTTCCTCGTTTTTTATGAATGTTGATGTACTTGTGCAGTACCTGTAGCCGGTCAATATCAAACGTGTAACTGATCTCGGCATTATCAAACTGGGTGGCCACACTGGCCAGTCGTTCGGTAACAGTGCTTTCGCCTTCCCACTTCAACTTTCGTATCAGATCTGGAATCTCATTTATCCCGATTTCAAAACCGCTGTCTTCTGTCCATTTCTCTACATACCATTTAATAGGGTATGCTTCTGTGGCCTCGAAGGCCTGCGCTACATCATTCAGCAGATCCAATCCCGCATCTTCGGCGTACAGATAGATTTCCTGATCATCGATATCCAGTTCCGAATCAATGATAGTATAGAACTCCTTTTCGTCGCCATTGCTCCGCAGGATGTAGTTGCCCGCCTTAACGACTTCCTGCAGCTGACGTTGTTCGGATTTTTCAAATGACACCGTACATTCAAACGATGCAACTCCGGTATCCACGTCTTCGATCTTTTTATCATTAGATGCAAAAAAACCTCGCGGCAGACCTGTTGACGCCTGTCCGAGGACTTCCATTCTTCTGTTCGCAAAATAAATAATCATAAGAACGCCTCCCGGTATCGTACTTTCAGCACCGGCGCATATTCATCTGCAACCCAGGTCGAATATGCAACGCCGATCTGATTCAGCCCCGGCCGGAGCACAAAATCTTCCCAGTCGTTGCCCAGCGCTCCCAGCTGTGGTGAACGGACGTCATTCAGGTAGATTTCACCCTGATTACAGTCCGCTATCAATACATCATTGGCACTGAATTTATTCGGTATGTTCTTCCAGGTGTCGCAGTTGTCTTTGACGAATTTAGCCCAGTAGATGCCGTTATAGGCCAGCGCATTCACGGATGAATACTGCTCAAACCGGAACGTGATTTCGGTTGCCTTGGCCTCTTTGATGGATGTGTCCGTGTAAACCTTTTTTAGATCTCCGATGGTAAACGTCACCTCTGACCCGCTCTTTATGATGCTGGACGTCTTCACGGCCGTACTGGAAATGTCCAGGTCAACCGTTTCAACCTTGGCGTCGTTCACATAGAACTGCAGACTCGCTTTTTTGCCCGCTTTGTTCTTCAGGATCCTGACGCCTGCCAGGATCTTTTTGCTGGATCCAGACCCCGAAATCACCAACGCCTGAAATCCACCCATTTGCGTGCTGTCATTTTTCCCAGATCCTACGCACATCTTCTGTTTGTAGGTAAACGTGAAATCAGCCGCCCCGGACACCCCTGCAGAGTCAACCGGAATCGTCCGGGTGATGGATGGGCCGTGATACTTGCCTTCGCTGTTGCCGTAGCTGGATGCGCCTAAAAAATACGTTTCCGGGACGTCCGCCACATATGCGCTGATTGGCATATTAGAACAGCCTGTTTCCGGCATAATGCCGGCGATATTGGCCAGCAGGGAATCGGTACGCCACGCCTTAAACTTGATTCCTGTGAGTGCCGTTTGATCTGCCGTCAGGCCGGTTACCGCAAAAGATGTGCTGACGGTATGGGCTGATCTGCCCTTCCAGTATGCGGATGTAGTCTTTACCCAGATATCATGCCAGCTGCCACCAACATACACCGACGCCTTGACGCCCAGGCCCTTGTCGAAATAATTCTTATCGGTACCCAACGACGCCGTGATTGTCGCCGCAATGGTTACGGCATTGGATGTCCTGCCGGTTGCCCTTAGCGTCACCGTATAATGAAATCGCGGCTTTCCGGCTGGCGTTTGCTTATTTAGCACCGTTCTCGTGGTCGTCTTGGGTGATGCGGGAATGGCATAGGATGCGATCTTCATTCCTACGGATCCGGCCGCCACACCATCAGCCGGTAACATCTTTCCGGTGTTCTGGCTCCACAGCGCCTTGACTGCTGTTCCCCAGTCGTCAGCTGATTCAAATGTCTGGTTGATCAGGGTCTGGGATTTCGCATACACATTGCTGCCGTCTTCTTCATCAGGATCACCGATTTGGATGATCTTTTCCTGTTCGTTGAAAAACGCAACATATCCGCAGTCACCATGTCCGGTCAATGCAGTATCTCCACCTTCTGTTTCCTGATAGAAATCTGCTTCCAGGATCGGAAATGATTCATAGGTGCCACCATAGTCAACCAAAATCGTACCCTTATCATCGTCCAGTGGATCCGCTTCATATTCCGCAACAGAATACTTCAGCGGATCCAGACACAGGATTTTAAACTCGCCTTTTACTGAATTCAGTCCCGGATCGATCTCACTGACCTCCGACGGGGTTCCGATGAAAAACTTATCCGGTTCATCGTTGAAAATAATTTCTGCGTCATCCACGTTCAGGATGCCGCCAAGTTTATTGTAGGCCTCCCTGAACGCTTCTGCGCTCTCTGCGATCAGCTGATACCCGACCGTGATAGTTCTGGCCGGGTACCGCTTATTCTTCCTGATTTCACCGTTTTTTGTACCTATTTCATAGGTGTTAATCTCCGGGGACAGGGCTTCCCGTCCCTGCACATACAGAGTATGGTAACCCTCGATTTGCGTTTCAATCAGTTCCCCGTTGATCTGCAGCGCCTCCGCCGGGATGTACTGCTGTGTTAAATTTTCGTTTACGTCTCTGAATTCATACATCATTACCTAACGCCCCGCTTTCTCGCTGCTCTCGTTTCTCGTTTGTCCAGTTCCTCCTGGGTATATGGCGCCGATACCTTGGCAATAGTCTTGCCGTCCAGTTCAACTGGTACTTCGATCACTACGGTTCTACCGCCGCCATAGTTGTACTGGTCGTACAGCTGGCCGGATCCGCCGCCGCTTGTCGCCCATGCAATGTCCGGGGTGGCTACCTTCGGAACATATAACAGCTGCTGTGCAGCCTTCCGGGCCTGACGTACTTTGTCCAGAATACCGTTTACCCATCCGATACCGAACCAGTTACCCAGTTTATCAGATATCTTGGATGGTGAACCGATCTTCGCCTTGGCTTTGATCGCCTTTTCGGCTGCTGCTGCCAACGCTGCTGCCGCTGCACGTACCGCACCCAGCTGGGAACGCATACCGTTGGCCAGGCCAATGCCGATGAAACGACCCG